ATGGACGAAGAAGGTAATTTAATTGGTGTCAAAGAGACTGTTAATTTCGAAGAACGTGAAGTAGCTGACGTAGAATCCACTAAACTTAGAAATGAATTATTAGTTAAATCTGCTGTAGAAAAAAAAGATTCGAATGATGTTGATGACAAAAAAGAAGAATAGGTTATACACCATTGAAATCTTCACAGGTATAAATATATATAAAGTACTATCGTAAAAAATATAAAGTTTTCATGCTTTATATTTTTAACTAAATATAAATATATTTTTCATGAATGCTTTTTATCAAATATTACACAAACAAAATAGTGAATCAAATGAATTGTATAATTTTGATTTGAAAGATTTTGAAAAAGATAATTGTTTTTCTTTTTACAAATGTATATATGATTATGAATTGAATGCGGTTCGGAATCGTTTTATAAACGACCTGGATGAAAATGGATATATTTCATACAATTGCTATTCAGTTATCTTATTCAAAAATATGTTGTATATGTTGATTGGTATTTTAGAAGAACCAACTATCAAAAGAAAATTCGAATATTACAAATCAACAATAGATAATTTATTCTTGAATTGCGAAGCAAAAGAATTGTTTGTAAACGCTTTTTCAAAAGGACAAAGGTCATATTATATTTTGAATCGTCTAGTTAGAAACTATAAATGGCGAAAAACTAGTTTTGCGATCCAAACGGATATTTTTTTGAATCCTATCGATGAAAAAAATCGAAATGTCATAACAATTTTACAAAACGGAAAAAAATATTTGTTCACTATCATGGATTTGAAAAATATAATTGAAAACGCTCTTATCCACAGTCCATATTTTTTCTCAGAACCACTAGCACCGAAAAATCCATACAATAATTTACCGTTTCAAAAATCGGATTTGTACAACATTTATTTTTTCATCAAAAAAAGTGATTATGTTATGTCATCTCTCTTACATCAGTATTTTCTATCCAATTTCCATTTAAAAAAATTCCGTATACATAATGAGGTATTGATACGTAATTCATATATTGAAAGTTATATAAAAAATAGCGATGAAAAAATCCTCTACAATTTAAGTTTGCGAATATTCAAAGAGAGCAAGTTCAATAGAATCATTTCGATTGATAAAGAATTTCCAAAAGATAAATTGATTACTATTATGCGGCCATATATACGTCTTTATTTACATAAGGAATATTCACTCGATATATCTTATCGTTACAAATGTTCGAATGAATTACATGTACGTCTTTCTCAATTTGTAAAATTCAATGATCGATTCGGTAAAAGTGTCTTTATACTCGAAAACAACAAAAAACTTATTATTTCTCATAATGACAAACATATTCCTTTTCAAAATACGAATTATTTCGATTCTTATGAAAATACCCATTTAGAAATCGTTGATGACAACAATGAAATCTATCTATCTGACCACGATAGTGATAGTGAAAATGATTCTGTAAATGATTCTGTAAATCATTCTGTAAATGACAATGAAAACAGAAATACGACTATAACCAATCAAGATAATAATTTGACATCAGATGCTATCGTTTTCACAGATTTTATCAGTGATATTCGACGTCGTCTGGCGTTCAATTCTGAATAGGTTATATCGAATACAAAAAATATGGTATCAAATATAGTAATACAATAAACATGATTACGTTTGTTTTTTCGCTCAACGATACTAATAAACTACTTATAAAAAGGGTAGAAAGAATCATAAGTGCGTCTGCTATTAAGATTACATATCCATGTTCATTTCCATAATCTTTGAATGTATCCAAAATGCGACTTTTACCCCGTGGTATAAAATAAAATAATGTAGCAAATAACAAATCATGAATTACTTGTACGATTACTGCTAAAAATGCGAATAAAAAAATATTGAATCTTGAAAACAAATATTTATAAAGAAAAATGGTTATGATAATTCCAATAACCAAACTGAGAACATCCGCTATTATTCCGGATAATCCATAATCATTATACCACTGCTTCAGGGTTTTCGATTTTATTTGGCCACTAATTAGTCTAAATATAACAACTAAATCTGTTATAATAGCTCCATTTAGAATAGGCAAAAAATCGGCTACTTTTGTGATGTTTGATATGTCTCTGAACATTTTATTATATAATATTCAAATGTTTTTTTTGAATATTATTGATTTTACCATTTGTTTTTTTTTACATTGATTGCTTGTCCTTGTCGTTTCTTTCCCTTACTTGGATCGTAAGCATCATCTTCGTCATCTGAACCCATATTTTTCGATATTTCCCAGAATTCTTTTGAACCTAATCTAAAATCTGGATGGTTCTCGGCTTTATACCAAAAAATCTGATCATTTAATTTGTTCGATTTCGCATTGTTATTGATTACTAAACACTCATAGTTCTCGGTTGTTTGGTCCATAACCGCACAAAATGACTCCAATGTCGGAAACATACTAGCATAGTTCTCCCAAATACGTTTTCTATTTGTTAAATAAGGTTCTCTCAAAATAAAAACATAATCTATATTTGTACGTAGGTTTGGTGGTATACCCAATGGATACTGCATAGTAATAATAAGCATAATTTTCCAATGTCTGCCATTCATAAAGAGTAAACGCATCATTTTGTCTTTTGTCCATGTTTGGTCATATAAACAATCATCTAATATGACAAAAGCACGTGGGTCTATCGTCGTTTTTCGATACATTTCTAATTCTTTGTTTACTTGTTTCAATACCGTCTTTTGACGCCGTAGAACATTTTCAATCAATACTGTATTATATTCTTCGTGAATGAATAATTTAGGCACATGCGCAGCGTAGAATCCATTTCCAGCCTCTGTTCCTGATATAACAGTACCGATTGGAATATCCTGATGATAAAACAGGAGATCTCTTACTAAAAACGATTTACCTGTATCACGACGTCCTATCATTACAATTACCGGTCCTTTGTTTTCATCAGGTCTGAATGTAATTTCACGCATATTGAATTTTTTCAATTCTAATGTCATAATGTTTTAGTTATTAAAATATATCAATATATAGATATTTTTAAACAAACGTAACTGTTATCGATTTTACATATTGGAATTTTGTAAAGTATAATATGTTACGTTTGAAAACCGATTCTAAAATATATTAAACACTTATACTTCTTTTTTGAAATGAATGTTCTCAATACTCCTAAAGAAAATGATAAATTCAATGTTGAATTTTTGAATACTGAATATATAAATTTAGAAAATTTAGAAAATTCTTTTAAACAGTTGAATGAGGATTTAGAACATAATTATAATCCTTTTCATATTCAAAATTTACAAAAATATAATCCGATTTATTCCAAATTATTCGAGTTGGATACTTATAGAAATATCGATTTTGAGAAAATCTCATTGAATCATAAACATCATTTTTATGATACTGAACATATTTATGATTTTGATACAAAGGATATTATAAGCAAAAATGTATTCATAAAATATTCCCCTTTATTGGACCCGATTCGATATATGATTGGTAAATATTCTATCGATGAAAGTTTGATTACACTACCATCTTTGAATGATTCTGACAAAAAATCATATCCTAAATTGAATGAACCGAATAACGCATCTTATGTTGATAGTTTTTTCAGTTTCCTTACTAGTAAACTTATGAAAAAACATAATTTTGTTCACGGGGTTGATTACTATGGCTCTTATTTAGGTATTCAAGATAAATACAAAATGAATATTAGTGATGATTTGGATTACTTGAATAATTCTGATTTTTTTAGTGAAAATATAAAAAAATTGTTCTCGATAACTGGATTTGATAAAAACGAAATGTTCAATTATGGTTCTCGAGCAAACAAAAACCGTTTGGAAATTAGAAATACTCCTATTAATATTGACGTATTGGATATCGGTGATAGTTCAACTGGGGAAACTAATTTTGTAAATGATATTGATTTAGATAACCAAAATATCGTTTATTCGAAAAATGATAGCAATCGTTCAAGTGAAAATGATTCCAACGACGATTCTACGGATGAGGATAGTGATGAAAGTAGTGATGATTCTGAAAATGAAACAACGGATGATGATGACGACGATGACGACGATGATGATGAAAAATGGGAAACCGATGATTCATCATCAAATGATAATACTGAAAATGATAACGAATATGCGTTTATTCATAATTTCCCAGTACAACTTATTTGTTTAGAAAAATGCGACGGAACATTCGATGAATTATTCGAAAATTCATCTATTACAAAAGAAGAGATTGTTAGTGGTCTTTTTCAAATTATCATGACATTATTATGTTATCAAAAAATATTCCATTTCACGCATAATGATTTACATACAAACAATATTATGTTCGTAAAAACGGATATCGAGTTTTTGTATTACCGTTATGACGGCAAATCATACAAAGTTCCTACATTCGGTCGTATTTATAAATTAATTGATTTTGGTCGTGCCATTTATAAATTCGATGGAAAACTATATTGTAGTGATAGTTTTTCGTTGGGTGGTGATGCTAACGGACAATATAATTTTGAACCATATTTTAATGAGAACAAACCGCGTTTAGAACCTAATTATAGTTTTGATTTATGTCGTCTTGGGTGCTCGATATATGATTTCATTATTGAAAATGATAGTGATACTGATTTGTTTGATGACTTACAAAATACAATTTATAGATGGTGTTTAGATGATTCTGGTAGAAATGTGTTGTATAAACGTAATGGTGAAGAACGATATCCTAATTTTAAATTATACAAAATGATCGCGCGCACCGTACATAAACATACACCGGAAAATCAATTAGAGTTCGATATTTTCAAACAATTTTTAACTCCTATAAATAATATTGAGAACATTGAGAACATGATGGATATTGATAATTTGCCATCGTATGTATAATTTTTTTGTTATTATATGATATAATAATTTACATCATATTATGCCGAAAGTAACATCAAATAGTAGAGGATCTAGATCGTTAATCCCATATAAAAAAGAATCAACAAAATCAAATGATCTTTTGTTAGATATTTTAGAAAAACCTGATACAGAAATAGAAATAATATCTACTTATTCATTGAGTGGTTTCATATTCAAAATATCCAATAATGGGAAATCTTACATTATGAAAATTGTTGTTATATCACCTGAAAAAGAGAAATTATTGACAATATGTATGAAAAATATTCCAGAACTGGTAACATACAATGTTGTTCGGGGTATGAAAATTATCAAATATCAAGATAAAGTTACTGAAACTCAAAAACAATTTGTAAATGAAATTCAAACTCAATATTTTATATATTTTGAATCAAAGAAGGGTAGCAGGAATCCTATTTGTCCAAAAATTGTGTATAACAAAATTTATGATAATGAATTATCAAAAAGTTTCTTAGACAAAATGCGAAACAAAATTGAGGATAATAAACATATTTCAATAGATGGTTATTTGTATGAATATGGTAAACTTACAAAAAAAACAGTAAATTCTAGTTTAAAAATTAACCTTTTCAATTCTTTGACAGACGAATTGAAAAAAAATAAAGACTATCAATTAGGAATTATTTTGATGGAAGAATTTGAAAATAGTATTACATTCGAATATTATTTAAAAAAGAAAGGACAAATGGAAGGACCTATTTTGAGCCATATTTATTCAAAAATAATTTATCTTTTCTTGATTGTAAGAATTATCAATTATGATATGCATGAAGGTAATATACTAATCAAAAATGATGATGTCACGCTTATTGATTTTGGTAGAATTATAAAATTTATTATACAATCAAATGATGATTCGAATCCATTTACTGAAAATGAAAAAGAATATGTAAATAAATTGATCAATGATTTGATAGAAGAATTCTTTGAAATAAATTCACTACAACCACGTAAGGAGCAAATAGATGATGATTTGAAAAAAAAAAAAAAAACTAATTTCATTTTTAAAATTATGAATATAATAAATTTGTTATTTTGGATAGCTATTTAAAAAATATTTAATAAAAAAAATAATGAAGATTATACAA